GCCTTATACCATCGGGCCGTATATCAAGTACGTGACCATCAACAGGGCAAGAGGACGGAGGCGTGGTCGAGGCCAGCCTCCGGTCTTCCTCTGCTCTATTCTTAACGTCTGCCAACTGCTGCCAAGACATCAGTCAGGCTCTATGGTTAAGGTCACGGTCATCTTTGCTGCGCTGGTCGGTGTGTGCGCCGCCGAACGGACAACCAGCACGCCATATAGCGCGTCGTCGCCGGAAGCCGTCGTGAAGTGCAACGGCAGCTTCGTATCCGCAGAACTCAACACCGCTTCGGACATTCCGCCAAGGTCTGCCATCGCGGGCCAGTCCAGCCGTCCTTGGTAGTTGTCTACCTCGGTGGCATAGACAGGATTGTCATTCGCCGCGTTGTCATTCAGGTTGCCTGTCGGCACGACGTTCGTGAGGTACATGGTCATGACTGGTACGATGTTCGTGTCGTCACAAGCCACCATCGCCTTCACAATCTTGCCGCCCGCACCTGGGTCTGGAACAACAGCATCGAACGTCCATGCCGTGCCAGCACTAGCGCTCTCTGAGAAGACGTCCTCGTCGGTATAGGCCGTGGTGTTAGATGGTCGCGTTTTTTCAACGCTGACCTCTATCGTCTTTCGGAGGAGGCTTTGCGATTTTATTGCCATCGGTTATTCCTCCTCTGCCGATTCCTCGCCCGTAGCCTCTTCCTCAGCCACTTCCTCAGCAGCTTCCTCAGCAGCTTCCTCAGCAGCTTCCTCAGCCACTTCTTCGGCTACTTCTTCGGCTACTTCTTCAACGACAGGTTCTGGTGCAGCTACAGCCACACCATTACCTTTTCGTGATTCGGCCTTCGCAGCCCTCGCGGCTTTCATGACCGCGAGTGCTCCTGGCTTACCTTCATCCCATGAACTTAATACGCGTGCCATGATTACTCCAAGTTCACCTGGCAAAAGGACAGCTTGCGAATCGTCATAGTGTTCGCTACCGCCTCGCCAGTCAAGAATTCAACTGACAGCCTCAGCAACTCGTCATTGGGGAGGTTGGTTGTCGCCGTTTGGGTAGAAGTTAGTGAGCCGTCCACGTAGGAGTAGAGCGACTCAGCCGCGCCGTCCCAGACGAACTCAAGGTCAACAACCGTGTCGTCTGCGAGAGTTGCGACGTCTTCGGTCAACGTCTCCGTGGAGTCCTTCTCTACGAGGAAGTCCAATCCGGCGTCACCATCCACGCTCTGAAATCCGATGCGGTCGGTAACCCCACCGAGGATTGCTGTGTCTGTGATGGCGAATCCAGCGAAGAAGTCGGTTTGGTCGACATCGTTGATAGATGCCTTGATTCGGAAGTACACCCAGTTCCCTGAGTCGAGCAAAACACTTTCGCCAAGTAGCTGGTAGCTACCGCCGTCATCTTCGTTCGCAGCGCACGTAATAGTCGATGCGCCGCGTTCGGTATCTGATGCCGTCCACTCAGTCGTTCCCGACCCCGCCTCAACGACGGTAGCCGTAAAGCCAAGCGGGTCGGTAGCGTCTGGTTGACAGTCGTGGTGCTGAAGGTCATAGAACTGAACATTGTCCCCTACAGCCCCAACTATTCGGTGGCGGTGCGTCTGGTAGTAAAGAAGCGCACCGCCTAAACGATATGAATGCAGTTGCGTTGCCACGTCGAAGCTCCTTGCTTCGCCCCCATGGGCGACGTGTTTACTTTATGATTACGGGTTTTTTCCTCGTGCCTCCGTATTGCCAAGGAGCCTTACCAGGAATTTCCTTAGATGCTCTTCGGTCGACACGTTCTCTAAGCTGTCCGGTATGACGGCAGACGGTTCCACCAGTGGCAGAACATGCCGCGCTGCCGCATACCGAACAGACTGTAGAGTCAATCAGCACTATGTGATAGCCGCCGCAGGCGGGTCTTGTGGGTACTTAGGCCCAAGCAAGACCGTCACGATTGCGCCGTCACAAGGGTCATTGGCCGACTCGGTTGCCTTTAGGCGAACGTACTTGTCCGTCCCTGACAATTCAGAGTCCCGAATCCAAATCTTGTACGCCTGATTCGCACCAGCCGTCGTGGTGAATCCGGATGAGGTAGCCGCTGTCCGGTTGCCCCATGTGTTGCCGCTCGTCATTGCTTGGTAGTCAAAGGCGACTGCCGTTGCGGTTGTTGGAGTCGTGTCGTCGCAAGACTCAACAGTTATGACCGCGGTGCCAGTTGCACCAGCAGACTTCTCAATGATGAAAAGCGCTTCGGTGTAGCTCTCCAGCGACACGATGTCAGTGGTTGGCGTGCCGTTGAAGATATCTTCGTGTGCGGTAAGGGTGTTGTGAACAACATTTACGACCGCTGCTTCAGAGTAAGCCATCTCAGTTCCTCCTTGCCTTTCTTCTTACGAACGGGTTGCGAGAGCAACAGCCGGAGATACCGTGTTGCTTCCGTTACGTGGAGTCAATGCAGAGTCAAGCCACATGCGCCCGTCAAGGCGCTCACTGAATAGGAACACCGTCTCCATCGTCGTGAACCGCACATGCGGGGACGCCGACGTGGTGAGTGCTTGCCTGTCGCCGATGAGGTAGTACGACAAGTCAACGAACATGATGTCACCAACGGTTCCCAGTGTTTGGGCCTTTTCGGTGAAGATGATTGGTCGACCGTAGATGCTGTTCGGAGGGCCGCCTGCTACGTTGCTGACCCATACTGGGCCACCACCCGTACCAACTGCCTGCGACAACGACGCGAGTTGTGGGAAGGTGTCGTTGTGCGCAATCCAAACTGAGTTACCAAGCGAAGATGGGAGCATCCGACTGTACATCTTGTCGAGGTTTTCTTTGAGGATGGTAGTCGCTGCCTGACCAGTCTCCTTCGCAACGCTGATGAGACAATCGGAATTAAGAATTCCTTGTGGCTGACCAGCACCGGTACCGTTGATGAATGCGACGTCCTCAAAGTAGGAAATCGCCTGGCCAAAGAGCCTGGATAGAAGCGTGTCCACTGCGAGTGCTGAATCCTGCACGAGTTCGTTGGAGATAACGCTGTAACCCGTGAGCTTCTTGGCGTCCAGCACGACCTGGCCGAATGCTGGCTGGTTAGTCGAACTTGAAACGTCCTCGCCTTCCGAACCCCACGAGGCGGATACGCCACCGAAAAGGTTAGAGGCGTGGGAAGTGTCGCGGATTGATGGGATTCGCAGCGTGTTAGATGCCATCGGCATCGTGAACGCACGAGGTCGCACCACGCTGTTCTCAATCGGTATCTGCATAAGGTCTGGGCGGAATTCTTCCGGTACTAGGAAGCCACCAGTGTCACCAAAGTTTTCACCAAGGTTTCTGGTGTGCATCAATCGCGGGTCAATTCCGAAGCCGTTACCAGCCTCGAAGACCTTTTGGAAAAACTCGCCACGGCTCTTGAACTTGCCGTCCTCTGATGCACCGACGGCTTCGCCGTTATAATCTGTGGCTTCAGGGAGCCTTTTGGCCCCGTTGCGGGTAAGCACATCGCTGACGGCCCGCTTTACGGCGTCGCCAGTTTTGGCTTGAATCGCGTCGTTGAGGACATCCTCAAGTTCAGCCTGCGTTTCGGGCATTCCGTCTTTCATTACTATTCCTCCTCAAGTGCTTCTTCTGTGGCAGCTACCGCCACCTCATATGGGTCAAACTCGGCCTCTTCAGAAGACGCCTCACGGGCTTCTGGTTCATCGCCGTCCCCGTAATCATCTTCATCGGCTTCGTCATCGTCCTCGGAAGGCTCATCGTCGTCAGCTTCACGCCGTCGCCTATCGCCAGCACCCTTGTCGTCATCGTCGTCAGCGGCTAGTGCGTCAAGTCTTTCTAAAACGCGACCCACCAACATATCCACGATGTCGTCACTTAAGTCTTCGGGTGCTCTAGTTTCCTCGACTATCTCGACATCGTCGGTTAGCCGTTCCTCCACTATCTCTGCAACGACAGGGTGGACGTTAGGCGACTTGATAATGCGCTGAAGCGCATCTGGGTTACTGGGGACAGTCACAGCCGAAACCTCTAGCAGTTCCTGGCCTTTGAATTCCATACCAGCCACGCCGAATGAATCGCCTTTTTCCAATGGTGCCGCCTTTTCCATATCGGGTATGAACCCGACACTGAAGGCAAGCTGTTTCTCCTTCGCAAGCTCGAATGCCCAGTCGGCCTCAGCGTTTCCTTTACCTATAAAGAATCTTGCAACGCCACGCATCTGGGTACCGTCTACCTCCATAGACTGCCATTCCCCTATCTGCGAACGCAGCGAGTGGTAGTCATGGTTGGCAAGGAGAACAGGGTGACGCATGAAGTTACCGAGGTTCCACCCATCGGCCCTAATAACGTCACCGTCCCTGTCTTGTTTTTCTGATGACACAATCGCACTGACTAACCCTCGGGCTTCGTCAATGACCTTCATCTCATCTGGTCGGTAGACCTTTGTCCGTAGCATCCTTTGCTCCTCGTGGCTTTTTCAAAACAAAAAGCCCGACAGATAACCTCCGGTTGGGTTATACGTCGGGCTGCCTAGAGCCACACGGTAATGACACTGGCTCGCGAGGAGCGCACGTCAAAGGAATCTAAGCACTATTAACGCTGCTTGTCAATAAAGCGCATACGGCGGGGTCTAGCAAATACTGTAGTAGGAGACAATCGCCAGGACATCAGACCGGCCTCTAGACGAGTTTTAAGCTTGCCGGGCAGGCCAAGGAAACTAACGCGCCTTGCCAATAGCTGTGTGTGCAGAATACTCGCGCGTCGGCGTCCGTTACCCCGTCGAGAGGTACCCAGTTTGGTGTAGCTATCACATAACCCTGGTCGATATAGAAGCTGACCTCGTTTGCTGGAATCGTCGGGACGTTGTTTCTGCACGTCTCGCAGTAGAGGATTAGTCGGTCTTGACGGTCTCTAATGTCGTCTTGGGCGGTGTACTGCTGCTTCATGGTGGTGAGCCTCCGTTCGTAATGAAGTCATCATACTAGGTCTTTTGTGTAATGTCTAGCGTTTTAGCCAATGAATATTTTGCTCATGATGTCTCGTGCTTATGTTTACCGCGCCCGTTGCCCTTAAAGATACCAAGGGACTTGCCTAACTGCGTCCATTCAATAGTCGTAATCTTGCCGTCCTTTAGCGTCTCGGCAAACTGCGCAGCAGCAGCCTCGCGTTCGGCCTTCGTATCCAGCGAGGCTAAAATCCTTTGGCCTAGCTGGACGCACATCCTTACCTCACCTGGCAGTAACCTTAGAATCATGCCCGTCATGGGTCACCTCCCATTCATGCTTACAACGGCGGCACCGCAGATTGGTACCAACCGCGATATTCTCACCACTCTTACGATTACATTGCGGGCACCGTACTTCGGACTGAAATAATCGTTCCTCGGTAGATGCCTCTTGTTCAGAGATGGGGGTGTTGCGGAATATGACTACGCAACGACAGTTGACGTGACCAGGTATGGTGTCGTGTCCAGATTGGAATGTATCGCCAATACCTATCCAATCTTGGTCTGCATTGGCTGCGCATATCTCAGGGTTGACCAGGCCGTCACCCTGCGTGACCCATCGTTTTTCTGACCTACCGTCGGCCTTAGCTGCCGTCTTCTGTCCCTGTCCTAAAGCTGTCGCGGTTTCCGTACGGGCTACGGTTCGCGCCCTTGACGGACTGAACGCCAAGTCTTGACGCAGATTCTTTGACAGCGTGCGCAGCGACTCACCGTCACGAACGGTTGAAGCAACCAGCGCGTTCACCCGCGTGCGTGTGAGGTTGACCATATTGGCAGGGCCGTCGACACGCAGTAACTCAGCGCCTCGGGTTTCTGCGTATAAGCTGGCCAGGCGTTGTACTTCAGGCAGGGATGCCCTTGGCATTTCGGCAGCTAGTACCAACGCAAACGACTCGGCTAGTTCCTCAACGACCTCATCGCCGTACTTGGCCCACCAGTCCCAATCGAACCCGTCGGCAATACCAGGGGTCAGTTTAGTGTTCGGCGCCATCAACGCTTTGTCGTTTTTCTCTAGGTACGCAATAAGCAAACGCAGTTCCAAACCGAACCGACGCTTCCAGCCTCGCTCAATACGATTCGCAACCAGATTACCTTCGTCTGGATATTCGTCGTTAGCCTCTACCTTCGACCTACGCGGTCGTCGAGGCTTGTATCCAGCTTGCTCCTCTTGTTCTTCTTCTTCTTCGGGCTCTTCCTCGGGTTCTTCTTCAGACGGGTTTTCAGGCGCAGGAGGGGCGAGCATAGGAGGAGGTGCTGGTGGCGTATGTAATGCGTCGCCTTCCGGCCCGTCCCAATCGTCCTCACCGAATCGTCGGCGTGCCTCGTTCAAGGTCAGTATTTTCTTTTCATAGCCAAGCGTACCTTCGTTGATTAACTCCATGCGGTTATCCGGTACGGGGTCGATGAAGTCAAACTCCAATGTGTCGCCATCGGGGTACAGCTTCAGTAACTTCTCATTCAGCGCCGCCTTGATGCGCCGCAGGCGTGGTCGTATTAGCCAACGGGCGTACATCACTTCAGCGGCCTCAGCATTAGCGCGATTGACCGATTCGGTAATACCCATTATTGGCAACGGCATACCAAACGCACCAAGAATCTGGTCGCGTTCGAATCGCCTTAATTGCTCAAACTGCATATCGCGCTGCGTGAGTTTCCTATCTTTCCAAGTACCTCGCTCCAATATGGCGACACGGTGAGCGTTAGCTACACCTTGGTGCTGAAACCTCCACCGCTCGGCCAGTCTCTGAAAGTCGGCATCTTGGAGGTTTTGCGGAAACTCGATGATGCCCCCTGGCTCCGCAGAGTTTCGGAAGAAGTTCGCCATCCATTCGGCGGCTAATCGTTCAGCGCCTAGGTCTACCATCATGCTTTGCACGACTCCGATTCCACGGTACGCATCCAGTGGGTTCGGGTTTCGCGTATAGATGACATCATCC